CCTTCATGCGTGATCCGCAACCCCGTGTTGGCTGAGATTGTACCGGTTGTGCCCCCCGTCGCCGAGTTCGTCACGTCGATGCCGAAGTTACTGGTCAAGGTTCCTGTACCTGTCACCTCATTATCGACCAGCAACCCCGCCTGAAGTCCCGTGTTGTTTGCCGCACCACTAGAAGTCGTAGAGAGAGACGCTCCGCGAATTGTCCGCAAACCGCTGACGCCATAGGTGGCGGTGTTGGTGGTGCTGAGCGTCGTCATGTTCCCATTCGTCACGGCGTCCGCAACCGTCAACACGCCGTCCGTGACCCCGAACGTCCCGCTGCTGAGCGTCACCACGGGGTCGGTGCCAGAGAGATTGAACGTCCAGACGTTGGAGGCATTGCCGCCAGCTCCCCACGTCACCGCCTCCACTTCGGTGGCATCCATCGACACGGTAATATTCGCCGTCTCCGCGCCACCACCCGACACATCAATGTACGTTCCCGCCGTCAAGTCCGCGACGTAGGCGTTGGTGGTGTCCGTGCCGAGCGCGACGGCATCCGCCGCAATCAACCCATCCGTCCCCAAGTCGGTTGTGACCTGGGTAATGTCGATGGTGTCGGTCGCGGCAGTGCCGGTAATGGTAAGGAAGCTGGTCTCAGTAATCGTGAGGGTGTCGGTGGAGGAGTCCGCGACAGGATTAGTACCGGCAGGGACGGCGATGGTCTCGAAGGAATTGCCGCCACTTCCTGCTTGCCACTCAAATTGTCCTGTGGAAGATTCAAATGTGAGCGATTCTTCATCCGCTGGAGTATCCAGGCTATTCAAATGAGCCGACGTTAAACTCGCCCCCAAGACTCCGATGGTTGGTTGGGTGCCTTCTGACGCCACCACACAGCCGGACATCGTGAAGTTACAGGAGAGGTCTTGGAGGTAATTCCCTGTCGTATCGGTCGTCAACGCAACGCTGTTGGGTTGAATCGTCGTGACCCCGGCATTGGTCGCGGTGACATCGCCGATCAGTTCGGAGAGTTGGGTATCGATGGTGAAATCAATGGTGTCACTCGCCGCTGTGCCCGTAATCACAATCCCAGAGGCGGTGAAGATGGCGGTGTCGGTCGAAGAATCAGCCACTATATCAGTACCTGAGGGGGTATCCCAGGTGACAAAGGAGTTCAACGTTCCTCCTGTATCATCATCCGAACAAATCACATTCCCCACAGCATCGGTGGTCAAGGCTCCGTCGTTGGCATAGCTGGTACAGATAGTACCCGTGAGCGTCACCGACACGCCCGTAATCGTTCCTGCGTTCGAGGTATCCACGATTAAATCCAACTTCTTGGTCACAGGGTTGAAGTCAAACGTCGTGGCGGCGTAGAGGGGGGAGGCAAAGAGAAGACTACCAGCGATGGCAAGGCGTAAGCGCCACATGATAGAACTCGGTCAATCCTCAAATGCGTTCGACTTTGGAATCACCGCGTTAATTCCACGGCGCAAGATTTGGTAGATTAGTATCCACTTGGCGACATTCACACCAAGTCTCGTTGTTCCCACTTTCCGCTGAAGGGCTTGTTGTTGAGTAAATTGCTGTCGTCCTAATTGCGACACCGCCGCCTGCTCTTGAGATTCAATTCCTCCCGCAGTCTTCGTAAACAACTCTTTGGCATCATCCACCGCTTGCTGGCTAACCTGTTTCACCTGGGTAGTCTGTAACTCCCGATTGAGGTTGGCGGCAAGTCGTTCCTTCTGGATGCCTGTTAATCGTTGTGCCATGCCTCTCAACTCGTTCGTCAACGGGACTTCAAGCCGCGTTTCGAGTTCGGTGATAAACTTGGCATTGCCAGGATCACGGCCCCTCGCAACACGGATAAGACGACCAATGCCAGTGGCCGTCTCGGTTTCTGTCTGAAGAAATGGGCGGAAATCTCGGAAGGCTTGATTGCGGATGGGAGCCCATTGCGCCCAAAAGGCCGAGGCTTTCTCTAGCCCTTGGATGCCGTTTTGCTCTAACACTTCGAGAAGCGCATCAGAGGTGTCATCAATAATTTTCTCCTCAAACGTATAGACCCGCTTGCTCGCTTTCGCTGGCGTCTTAATCCCCTGACGCATTTTCCCAATGCGCTGAAGGATATTCTTGACGGTCACGACTTGTCCACGCGACAATCCCTCAATACCAGAAGGCCCCGTTTTCGTCAAGACCATCGCCAGGTCTTCACTCAATCCGAGCCGTTTTAAGGCGAGTCCAAACATCTCTGGGTCAGCGGCAAATCTCTTATGGAGTGCCGTAATGAGTTGGGCAAATGGCACTTCGACATCTTCCAATCCCTTCACAGCATCATCGACCAATGCCCGATATTGCTCTGAGGTTCTTTTTGCCACTCCAGGGAATGCCTCTCGGACTTTTAGAACACTCTGCTCGGCAACCTCCTGCATGGAACGATGCACAGCTTCTTGTTCGGCTGTGAGAGCGGCCAGTTGTTGCTTTGTCCCTGTGGCAACCCCTTGGAGTGCCGCTGCTGATTGCTCGCGTGCGGTTTTCAATGCCGCGTCGCGCTGGAGGGTGGCTTGCTGTGTCTGCTGTCGGAATCCACTGACCAATCTGTCCTTTTGAATCTGAAAGAGCCGATGTTGTCTTCCCAACGCACCCGTCACCAACCCGCGCTGTCCAAAGAGAGCGCCGAGTCCCTTTCCCGCAAGACTCATCCCTGTCCCGATCACTAGCGTCCCTGCGACACTCGCAGCGCCTGCTCCTAAGACTTCTTTTGCCGACTGGCTAAAGCCATCCACAGTTAAGGGTTCCCCCGTATCTTTGCGAGCCTTCCCGATGCTACGAGCCAGCATAGTACCAACCCCTGCCCCAGCCGCAACACCAAGTAATCCAGCCCGACTTCCCAAAAACCCACCTGCAATCGGGAGTGCAGTTTCAAGTACTGGTTGGGGAATTCGTGCGACTTGGGCAGGAATGTCCAATGGGTTCCGATGGTCAAATCCACCCACAGACGCTTGGATGAGAGTTCTCGCCGCTGTCAACGGAGCTTGGAGGATAAGATTCCTGATGGAATCGGGAAGTTGCGAAGTCTGCGAAAATCCGCTTGAACCGACTGCTGACCTCGCCTCGGATTCTGTAGGAGGATGTGAACCCTCTAGCACATACCGTTTTCCATCAATGTCCACTTCAAACTGTGGCATTAGGGGAGTTGGCGAATGACACGGAACCCTTTTGTTGCCGCAGGCCGTTGGAGAATGCTTCCACTAGGAGCGGCGGGTGTTGACAAGACTTGCTCAATGAGTTGTTGTAGGGCAGCTTCTTCCTCTGGGAGTAACTCTATGCGGTCGACAAACTCTTCGACGAGCGTGCGTCCAGCTTTCGGGTTATCGAACCCATGCAAGATATCCTCCGTCAGAATCCCGCGATTATTCGCCACAAGGAGACGGAAGGAGTTGGCAATCGACTGGGAGAGTTTCTGTTCCGCAAATTCTGCGGTGTCGAGTCGGTCGGGGAGCGTGTCCTCCAACATCTCCACTACACCCTTAATGACTCGATTCTGTCCTGTGATGATATTGTTGAGTCCCAACGCAGTCTCTTTGCGTTGCCCCTCAAAGGCTTCAATGGGAGCTGTCCCTGGAGCGCGGAAGCGAGAAGAAACCCATCCAGCCAATCCTGCTCCCACACCACCTTCACCTCCTTGAGCTTGAAGTTTAGATTTGAATTGGGCAGTTAAGTTGGAAAACAACCCCATGGTCCGACGAAATCCCTCTTGGGTTTCGCGCCGTCGAGTCGCAAGGTCTGTTTCCTGCTTGGTGCGGACTTCGCGTGCTGATTTCGCTTCGGGCGTTTCTCCTAACTTCAAATTCACAGCTCCCGTCGCGGGATCAACATCAAGTCCTGTGAGTCCAAACCCACTTGTCGAAGTCTGTCCAGCCACTGTCGATCCCATTCCTGTGGGTGAAGGGGCTCCATCAATTCCCAACGCCTTCAAAATGGCTTGAGGGTCTTGCTTGGCCTGACGTTCCTTGAGCGTCGCACTCGCTTCAGCTTCTCGGAGTTGCGCTTGTTGCACTGGCCGCGTCAATGACGGCAAGAACCTCATCCGCGATTGTCCTGTCGGCGTCGCCCCAAACCCCGTCGGCAATCCTCCAGTCGGCAGTTGTCCGGTGTTCACCTGCGATTGCAGGTTGCGAATGTAGTCGGGGATGAGCCGTTGGGCGGCTTGGGGCGTGCCAGAAAACTGCTGTCCACCAGGTAACGCGAGGTTTTGGATATTGCCAGTGGGAGCCACAGTTTGTTGAGGAACCCTTGCTAACTGTCCAGAGAGAACAGCCGCAAGTAATAAATCTTTGACCTTATCAATATCACCCCCAAGAGCATTCGCAAACTGCCCAAACCCTGTTGGTGGCGCAGGAGACGGTTGGGGGACGATGTAGGGCATTTACCGTCCCTCCACGAGCATCTTCACCCACATTCGGTCCCAAATCGGTTTGACTAGTGGTTTTAACATTGGCATTCGACGCAACCAAGACGCCCAAGTGGTTGAGTACCGACGATATAACCGCAGGAAAAACGAATCATGCGTCCAGACGTAGAGACGGGTTAAGAAGGTTCTGAAATCATTCACTCCGTAAATGGTTTCCGCCACATGGCACATCGCCGCAAGCCCAGCATACGTTCCGGCGGCTCCAATGCCCTTCCCAGCCAAATCCCAAAATGGACTTGGACTGCCAGCCGTCCCAGGAATAATCCCAAAATTCCCTGAATTCTGCACCAACGCATTGTAGAGAGAGTTGGTGGGATCACTNACCCCNGTATTCAACCCAATCTGNCCNGGCTGTTGGACGTTGGGAAAGGCGAGTTGGAACAACATGGCNAGTTCTGACATACTCTGCTGCCGTTGTTGCTGTTGGAGTTGAATATCTTGGGTCGCAAACCCTTGGGCGAGTTCATTCCGCGCACGGTCTTCTCGGAGTTCCCGCTGGCCTCCGTAGAGTGTGCCTCCCACATTAGCTGATTGTCGAACACCCCGTTCAGACTGTTCAAAGGCGCGTTGTCTGATCGCGTCTTGCGCCGCTTGCTGTTGGACGTTGAGACTGTTTGGAGATGCAAGTCCTTGGGAGACCTGATTCGACAACATCCCAATCTGGGGGAACTGCTGTTCAATGAGGGCGCGATATTGCGGCCCCATAAGAGCAGCCAAATCATACTGTTGCTGTGCCACAACAGGGCCGTACTGACCTTGAAGCTGTACGTTCTGAGCCGCGAGTTGGGGATTATAGGTGAGCTGGGCTTGCGCGGCCTCCCCAGCGGTGGCTTGGTAGTTGGGAGGATTTGGGGCGGGGATGACGGTCGGGGGGGTAGGGTCTGAACCTCCCCCAGTCTCATTCGTGAGTAACCATTTCCAACTATACCGTCGCATCCACCATCCCCCCTTTCATCTGGTTGAGAAACCACTCCACTTGCCCACGACTATACGGCCCATGAATCTTCTGCCCTGTTTTATTCCGTCGAATAAAGTAACACCAGTTCGCGGTGGGCATCCACGTCGCATAGTAGGCCATGAAATACCGACAGGCGCTGACAACATCACACCCAGGAGAGACTTCAATCTGCTCGACCCACGCCCACCGGCCTTCGGGGTCGAGGTTTCCAGCCTCATTTACTAAACGGCATTCCATCGCGGCAAGAATTTGTCCATTGACACGAAAGACAGAGAGCATCACGACACCTGGCAGGCTTTCATCGTGACGAAACTTGGCACATTATCTCCATTGGCACTCGTGCCGGTAATGGCTCCTGACCCGCTACTTCCTGTCGCAGGATCAGTCGTGGCCCCATAGAGCGTATTGGGCACACTTGCATAGACAATCACACCCCCAAACGTGCTCGTTCCTTGGACCGGTGTCCAAGAACTCGAAGTGGTTGCGGGAACGGAATGGGTATGACTCGACCCGACATAAGTTCCGACAGAATGAGAATGGGTATTCGAGCCTGACAGCGACCCTTGCGTCGCGTTAATACGCACGAAGAGCTGACTGTAGGTCGTAGACACATCACTTGTCCACGCAGGGCAATTTCCGGTCACCATGAAAAAGACGGCTCCCGCAGGCAAGATATTTCCTTGGGTAATGGAGAAGGCCAGATCAGCCGTCGTAATCGTGCCATCGAGAATGTCATTGGAGGTCACGCCCCCGACGGCGATTTTGGCGGTGGTAATCGCGTTATCTGCGATACAGTCGGTATCCAACCCATCCTGAAGTCCCTCAAACAGGACGTCCTCATTTCCCATGACCTGGGTGGGGCTGATGACTGTCCCCGCCACATAAGTGGACGTGCGGGAGGGACAGGCGGCATACACACTCTCTGCGAATAACAAGATTCCGACGAACAGAAGTCTCACCAACATNCCACTCTCCCAATGAGATAGCCTGCGACAATGCCGAGGCCGACACACGCCGTCCAGAGGATTTGTTCCAGCTGAGTGAGAGTGGTGGGGAGCATCAATCACACACTCCATCAGCGTCAATGGAACACGTTAAGACTCCATTGAGGGCATTACACTCAGTAAACCCTGCATCGTCAGTATCTCGAAACATCAAACACCCACCCGTCGCGCCATCTAAGGTCATTTGTCCTATCCCAGCCGCAGAATCCACAACGACTTGTCCTGTCACCGTTACAGTCGATGAGGAATCCAATAAGACAAATGTGCCTGTTTGGTTTGGGAACGTAATAATGTTGTCGGCTGTCGGCTCAACCAACCCAAGAGAGGTTTCAAAGGCGTCAGCTGTCCCGCCCTCCATCACAATAATCCCACTGGTTGTGCCATTGGCAGCATAAATCCCATAATTCTCTGAGGCGGCGGTTGAAGGCACAGTAAATTGAAGCGTATAAGCATTAGTTAGTGTTCCAGCACTACGGGAAGGAGCAACGAGATTTACATTGGTCGCTGTCGTCACAGTTCCAGTTCCTAATTTCGTAAGCCCTTCAATATAGAGACCGTCGACCGTTGTCCCATTCGCGTCTCCATCCCATCGTTGCTTGCTATCAATTACCCTCATAGTGTCAAACGTACCAGAATCATTAGAAAGACCAATGGTTTGCCGTGCGTGCCACCCAAACATACTCCACTTAGGAACAGATTCTGCACCAGAACCATCTTCTGCTAAATTAATCGAATGCGGAGTCGGTACCCCTGGACCATCATCAAGGGCTTCGACAGAAATAATCTGATGCGAGTCAAATCCTATTGAGACAGCGACATCTGCCGTATCGCCGTTGATGGCCGGAAAGTAGGTATATCCGAAGTCGATGATAGAGTTATCACCCGTGCTAGCTGAAGAGGAGTACGTTGAATCGGCTTCATAGTGCTCTGCGATATTGGATGTCGGATCAGCAGAAGTAATCGTAAGGTTGCTATTAAACGCAGCGTGAATAATGTTATTGGTGCTCCCAGTAGCAGAGACATCAGTTTCGGCAGTAAATCCTGAATTTGTAATTGCCGTAGAAGAAGTCGTATTAATGTCTAATAATTGGCTATGAGCGGCAAGAGTAATGTCAATATCGTCGGCAGTAAGTCTTGTCTCATCACTGACAGTCTCCCAAATGATATCTCCAATCGTATTCGTCCCAGTCCCAGAGAGATTGATGATGAATTCGCTATTGAGCGACTGTCCAGTGATCAAATCGACTTCATCATCGGCACCAGTTCCTTGTACTTGAGTCAGAGCATTGAAATGGCTACTTGTAGTTAGTGATTCCACAATATTCTCAGTATCAGCTGTTGTTCCAGCCGATCCGTCAGCGACGAATCGACTAGTCACTCCGTTTAATATAACCTCGTCGAACCCTTCTGTTCCAGATGGTTCTGATTTTAACTCTACCTCTATCCCATTGACTTGGGCTGTTCCCCAGTTTCCTCTGACATCTGATATAGTTAAAATATGAGGGAAGGTTCCAGAGAAGTAGTTGTTGTAGTTATCTGGAGAAAAATCTTTGTCAATTCCCGCATCTGGCCCAATCGCCGCATGAGCATCGAACCGAACATCCCCATCGTCCACCCACAAAGCAAGGGCAGGATTGGTGAACGTAATATTTGATCCCGTCGGTTCATTATTAATATACACCGTCGCCGCATCCGTCACCGTCTCGGTCGCTCCCCCAGACACCCCATTGATCGTGGGTGCGAGAAACTGATTTTGGCGTTGATTCGCTACCGTACTCCCAGAACTCGCAAAGGTCAGCGTTTGTGACGAGGAACGAAACTGCACCACTTCCCCACTCACCGTGGTATCCGCCGGGTCGATTTCGAGGGTCGCGGATGGGGTAATCACGTCCTCCCCAATCCCCACCGAATTGCTGTCTTCGTTGTAGATAAACGCCAATTCTCCTCGACACGTCCCATTATCGTTGTATTGCACTTGCTGATTATCTCCCCCAGGACAGGTGCTGAGCGTCTCGACATTTACGCATGTCCAATCCTTCGCGGCAGGGAAACTCGTATTGATGCACAGATGGTCAATGCTGCTGAAAGTGGCATAGACCAAATCGCCTTTGGTGCCTTTGCGAACGTCTTGGGGGTCGATGTCCAAGTTCTCCAGGGTATATCTTCCGTTAGTCAACTCGTACACTTCCGAGAGATAGTTGTTCAATTCGACCAACTGATTACGGTCGGTGAGATCAGTGAGAGTTGGGGGACGGCGGGTTCGCATGGCCGACGCCACACTCCCAAATAACAGCATCCCTAACATGACAACAAGGATTCTCCTCATGACTTACAGTATATCTCCAGCCCAATAGATCGAACTCCACCCGTAGAGATGCACCGGCTGATTGATGTCATCCTCCGAAAACTTCATCCTCAGATAGCGTCCTCCGGCTTCTTGCTTGACCTGACGGAACACATCCCCTTGCGACCCCCAGAGACTGACGCCCCAAATCGCACTCCCCCAAATAGAGTCGGTTTCATCCGAGGAGAGGGAGACAATCCCTGAGGCAATGTTTGCGGAGAAATCGGTGGCGTAGGCCACGAGGAGTCCGGTGTTCGTACTCGCTTCGGCCCAAAAATAGAGCTCTCCAAAGTGTTTGAGTCGGTACGGTTCACCCATGTCGTACCATTTCGTCGTGTAGAAGAAGTCAATGGCTCCTGTTTCGAGAACGGAGGTCGAGTCAGGGGTCGTCCCAAAGACATCGGTGACGACAATGCCGGTCGACGTGTTGGTGAAGACGGTGGAGGTTGACCCTTCCCCTGTCCCTGAGACAATTTGAACAGGAGCCCCCGTAAGGTTGCCCACCGCGAACGTGGCCCCAGAGGTATAGATGATTTGGAGTCCCGTGGCGGTGTCGATGGAATAATTGGTTCCCACGCTGACGACATTGCGCTGCGCCCCAACGACATCGCTGTTTAAATCCTCATCATTCAACTGGTAGGTAAAGGATTCATTCGTGCCAAAATAGACTTGATCGCGGCTGTTGTTATCCAACACATGGGCTATCGCATTGGCCTTGATATTCGTGTGCTTCGTCCATTCCCCAATCTGGTATTGGAGATCGAGGCAGAGATTATTGATGGCAACTGCTCCGTTTGTCGCACAGAGGTAGTAATCGGTGTTGGAGTCCGCGCTAACGGCATACTGGAGTCTGGCAGCACTGAGCCCTGCCATCGTTTGGGTGATGTACTGGGAAATGTCTCTGGGGGCAATCCCATCGAAGAAGTAGATTTTCTTATCCTTGTCCAGAAAGATGAGCCCATTTTGGGCGTTCGTGAGGGTGATGGACTGGACAGAATTCTTGGCAATCGACCCGATATCATCCGTGACCTTGGAGACATTGAAGGTATCCGCGCCCGCCACGAAACTGACCCGATAGATCGAGTCCGTAAGGAAAACGTAGAGATTGTCATAGAGTTCCGCCATGGCGTTGATCTCTTGTCCACCCAAGGCTCCAATATCGACGTAATCTTCATCCGACCAGGTAGAGGTAATTCCGACGTTCGACCAGCGGAATCGTGTGGCGCGTTGGATGCCGTTTTCCACCGTGTTCCCAAAGATGAGGAAGTTCTTGAAGAAGGCGACGGTTTTGGCTTGGGTGGGGACGCTAGCACTGGAGAGTCCTGTGAAGTTGACAGTGGTGAGGGTCGTGCCGTCATACCTGAGTGGAGTAACATTGGTGTCGTTGGTAAAAATAATCTCATCCAAGGCAGTGGTAAAAACAAACTGATTGTTTTCTGGAGAGACGACGGTACCGGAGACGACACTTCCTGAGACTTGTGTCCAGACGGTGCCGTTGAGGTAGTAGAATCGACTCCCACAGGTCGACACGATCCGTTCGGTGCCGGAAGAGAATTGGGTGTAGTAGAGTCCTGTAATCGCGCAGTTGGCTTCATTAGCCACATCCAAATTCTGCCCGATAAGGTCATACCCAAACCGCTTGGTGAGGTCTTTGGAGATGGAGAGGGTGGCATTCTGAAGGTCTTGGGCGCGACCATCTTGGACTTGGGTCGGAGCCGAGGTATCATCCAACCCCAGAAATGTTTGGAGGCCGCTGGGCGGATAACTGCGGGGTTCCTCTGCCCACGCCACCCCTGCGACCAGGAGGCTAAGAAGCCACACATGCCTAATACCCAACGGCATAGCTGGGGAAGTTGTTGTTGACAGAATCCGAGTAGCGTCTGATGACGGAGGAAATGACTTGGCGTGGTTGGAGGACGGGAACGTAATCGACATTCCGTTCATCCTGTTGGCGCATTTGCACGAGTCCTTGCTGAAAGATGGCGCGGTGGGCAAGCGATAACTGTTCGTTCTGTTTATACTCCCACGCTTTCGAAAGGGCTCCTTCTCGTAAGACCCACGTCCATTGAGAGTCGAGTTGGGGAATGTCCGTATCATGGATGAGATAGCGATACCGTTCATAGTATTCCAAGTACATCGTGACGGCAGAAGAAGGAATGGGGAAGAGGGAAATCCGCTTAAACCTCGGAGCTAAATTATCAGGTTCCATCTCTGAGAGGACGGTAGCTCCTGTCGTACGGTAGCAGGTAATCGTCCCCGTGGTACTCGCAGACTTAGAAATCGCCATCAGTCCTGCCGCATCCCAGGTGGTTGAACTTGTCACGCTGGTCGTGCCGTTGAGTGTTAGTGTCTCCGCGATAATTTCTCCACTGGAATTCCTCCCAACAATCCTCACTGTGAACGCGGAGGTGTCTGCTGTGGAAGAGGAACTCACATACACCGTATCGTCTGCCGCGAGATTGGTGGAAAACCCCGTCTCTTCCCAGAGGCGATAATACCGTGGAGTGCCTGACCCACGATTTTCGGGGTCTGGGACGACGTTATAGAATTGATTATCGGGGACGTAGAAGAGGCGGGTGGGAGTGGAAATCTGTCGTAGAACCGCAATGCGGTCGATTTCAGAGTCGAGGTTGTAGTCTTCTTGTGAGGCGACCGTATCGAATGTTTGTTTACGGCGGAGAAAAGTAAAAGGGTGAAAAAGGTGTACTTCTAATCCCGTCGTGTTAATGAAAGACGTGAGAAGGCTAGAGATTTGGGTGTCTCGCACCGTCGAGGCAATGTCATCACGAATATTTTTCAATGTTACGAGGGGCATGTCTCGGCCTCAATCACTTTGATCCCACAATAGGCCATGAGTCCCAGAGAGGAAATCATCCACAGATGAAAAGGGAAATTAAAGAGGGCATTAAACAGGATCGCTAACAACATCCCGGTACACACGCGGGCTTCTGGATTCTCACGCAGTTTCCATGCCGATTTTCCAATATCCCAGAGCAGATATCCAAACGCCGCTAGTCCGATCATGCCTTGCTCGACCAAAATCTGTAGATACTCATTGTGGACGTGCCGCCAATGCCACAAGGGATGGTGGGAATCGTTGGTCTGGTCAATCACTTTGGCGTATTCAAACACATGGCCAATCCCTAACCCCGTAATAAACTGTAGGGAGGCCATCTGCCAATACAATCCCCAACGCGCCATACGACTCTTGAGGCTTGACAGCGTACCCCCGTCATGGGTGAACACGAGAATCGAGCCTAAGACACACAGGATCACTAACCCCACACACACCTTCCGATTGCGGTGCCATGCTTCCCAAAGCCCAACGGCTCCAAGGGAAAGATACCCAGCCTCAGATTTTGTGAGGAATACCAGGAACAACACAACACCAATCAAGACGTATTTGAGCTTCCCCGTCATCCAGAGGTAAATGGGCAAAAGCATGGCAAGATACGCGGCAAAATGATTATAGTTGCCAATCGTCCCAACGAGGGCATCCCGGCCAATGTTGGTGGAAATGGGTTTGAAGAATTGATCCAAATTCGCCACCTGAATCAGTCCGTAGGCTAAAGAGATTATCCCGACATATCCCACCCATCGAAACAGCTTCGGCACAAATGCTGTTGTCCAGGTCTGCATCGCTGCCCACACAAAGCACACCCCAGAGATAAGATGGAGGAGTGGCATTAAAAGCGACACGGGGTAGGCTTTCGCTTGCGCCGCGAGGCTATACCAGAGCCACAGCGTACTCCCCCCGATCACGGCAATCCATACCCCCAAGGCACGATTCACTGGCCGTTGGGTAGGAGAGAAAAACGACAGCCCTACTAACACGGGCAGCCAAATCTCCACCCATCGGGCGTGGCCGTGCCATAAATCCAATCCTTTGTAGAGGAAGTTGGAAAACGGGAGGCCTGCCAGAAAGACCATCCAGCAGACCTCCCGCGCCCCAATCACTTACTGCCCGTCCGCTGGGTACACGAACACCGTAATGTAACTGTAGTCATTCCCGTCCCCAGCTTCCAAGGCAATCCCTATCGCACGATTGTCCGCACCTGCCGTGTGATCGCCACAGAGCCCCGAGTCCACGTCACTATTGGACACCAGGTCTCCAGAAGTCACCGCGTCAGAGGCATCCATGCACCGCACTTCCGTAATCCCTAACACCACGATGTCACAGGCCGATTGGTCTGGACAGGTATTCAACATCACGCCTGCCGTCGCGGGGTCAGAATCGGTCGCTGACTGGGTGACATAGGGTCGGCCACTCGTCGTCACATCCGCATCCCCTGTATCCCACACGACAATTTCCCCTGACGCAATCGTCCCGCCAGAGTCGTTGAACACCGTAACCGTCCACGGGGACTGCGCGTTATTCCTCGGATCGACGACCTGGGGAATTCCGTCAGCCCACACAACACCACTCCCTGCCAAGAGGAGGGCGAATGCAAAGAAAAGTTTACGCATTGTCATCTCCTCTCAGGAAGTAATGCCCGTGACCACAGCCTGCGTCCGACGACTCCCCGTCGTCAGATTGCCGAACAAGTACATCAACGAGACCAAGGACAACTGATCGACCGACTCGCGGAACTTCGAAGTCACCATATTGCCCTTGCGAAGCACCTGCAACCACAGGCTGTCGGTGTCCACGAAGTACGTTCGTCCCGCGTCGATGTTGTCATCCCAAAGCACTGGGAGCGTGCGGAAGTTCAAGTGCTGAAAGCCCGCATCGGCCAGTTCCTCGTTGTAGTAGCGGATATTCCCCGCTTGGGAGATGTAGTACAATCCCCAGACGGCGGAGGTCGTAAACGAGACTCGTGGCCCTCGGGAGCCAAACGACGCCCCACGAACCGCCAAATCCCAGGCCGTAATCCCGTTATTGCTGGTGTTAAACGCCCCCGCAATCGCTGCGGAGTAGTTCTGCCAATCTGCCGATGATCCGGCAATTCCACCGACCGTGGTGGTGTTGGTGGCTGCGATGATGGTTTCAATTGAGTCCCAGGAGGGAGCTGTGCCGCTTCCGTCGATCAACTCATCGCCTAAGACCTCGGTCATCGACACCGTGCCTTCGAGCTTCTTCTCTTCAAGCAACCCGATCAACGCCGACTCGCCTTGGTTCTCGGCATCTTCGAGCAACGAAATCACCACCGAGCCGCTGATGGTGCGCAGCGGCCACTCCGATCTGGTGATGATGTCAGGGTCGGGAGTTGGAATCGTCGTCAGCGCATTACGAGCCGCAAACGAGGAGTTCGTTTGGTACAAGAGTGGATGCGTGAAGGTACGTCCGCCGTTGACAACTTTAATGTTGCCTGCTTGACGCACCATCCAGACGAAGGAGTTATTCGTCGAGATGCCATCGAAAATCTCATCCCCCCAGTTCGGGGCGGTTCTCGTGGCTGCCGCATTCCAGCTCGTCACACTTTGAGCTGTGTTCTGTGGCATTGAACCCTTTCGTTACGGTGCCTTGGTGGCTCCGGCCGCGTTGAGAATATCCGCCAAACTCCCGCCTTTACGGGCAGCTTGACGCACATTCTCACGCCAATCCCCAGGCTTCCCCGGTAATCCCGCACCTGCGGGAATACTGGTCGTTGGGCCGGTGGCGTTGGCCGCAGCTTTAGAGCCGACCGATGATTGCTTCGATTTCAACGCTTGGTTTTCCTGTTCCAAACGGTCGTACAGCGCCAGCTTCCTCGCGTTCTCCAGGTCGTACCCTTGGCTCACAAACCCCGCAATCGCTTTTTCTTCGGGAGAATCGGGCTTGATGTCAGGATTCTCCTTGCGGAAATGGCTGATTTTGATGGCGGCGAGTTCTCTTCGCCCCGCATCGACTACTTGCATGAGCGATTGGCTCTGCTGGTCAGCTACCCGTCTCGCCTCATACTCAAAGAGGCGCTTCTGCTCTTGATAGAACAGGGCTGTTTGCGGGTCAGGGTGGTTTACCTTGCCTTCCCACGGATCAGCCTGCGGAGTCCCTGAAGGCGGTTGCACCCGCTCCAAGGCCATCCGTGCCATCGCTTCGGCTCGCTGGGCGCGCTCCTCAGCCGCCGCTCGTTGCTGGCGCAACTCCTCCCACCGCTCGGCAGGAGGCATGTGGAACTCCTTCACAGGCTCAGGGGAGGTTGTTGGCGGAGTTCCCTGCTCCGAACCCTGGGACTGCTCAGGTGACACGTCCGGTGACGAACCGGCTGCGTCTGGTGTGGGGGATGAGTCCACTCCTGCATCCTGTGGTTCTTCTGGCATCGAGAACTCCTACGTTGACAGGAGCGACTCTGTCTGCGCTCTACCGGTGACGAGGCGGCGGTGCGTCATGATCGACTCAACAGAAAGAGGCCAGTCAGGGAGTTGGCCCCAACTGGCCTCGTAACGATTCTGTTGTGCGGTAGGGATCAGCTACCGCGAAAACTAATACCCTTTTCTACGCTTCTTCGGTTTCTTCTTGGACATCGATGGGTTTGTACGAGTGGGTTTCCCACTCCATGCAGTCTCACTCATGCGGGGGTTTTGGGGCATTAGGAATACGTCAAGGACGCCCTGTTGTCGCAAATCTGGTCAAACGCATCATTCCCCCCAGCCCACTGAATCGTCGACACGCGGTCAGAGGTATCATAGGTCAATCGCGTCACTTGCCATCGGGCTGCTGAAGTTGCTACCCCAGAATCCGCCGTACAGATATACTCGACTTTCTCAGCCCCATCAGACCCGCCAGCGACATAAAACAGTCTTGATTGACGTCCCTGGTCTCGGCTGTAGACTGGCTGTTCACCAGGGAAATTACCCGCTTGGGATTGGAGGGTAAACGAAGCAAGGAGGATGCCGCAGAATGCCCCACTGAGCCACATCCACACACGGGACATCAATAGTTGCTCCCAAACGTCCGGCTGCGCGACTTGCGTGTGGCTTGGACAAGAGCTTGTTCCATCTCATCTAACTTCTTGACAATCCGATTGGAGGACTCTGGGGCTTTGGGCTTTGGAGGTTCCTTCATAATCTGGTGCTGTCGGGATTTGAACTGCTTATCCATGACACTCCCTAAATCATCGGGCAAGCCACCTACACTCCGACGCAAGCCGCGAATGGCACTCAGGAGGGCATCGTTGGCCTGCTGTTGGGGGGCGGCGACTTCCTCCCGCATGAGGTGCTGTATGGCCTCACGGTCATCTTGTTTGCCCTGGTGCATCCCCATCATCATGCGCTCAAAGGCTTGAATCAACCCGTCTTGCTGCTGTTGAATGGCCTGGAGAATGGGGCCGACCCGATCCTCGCGTTGGAGTTGCAAGAGCTGATCCATAACCTCCTGGTATTGCTTCGCCAGGCTTTCTAAGAGGGGTTCCAGTCTGGGCGGATCAGGTTGTTCGAGGACTAAGCGCATTAGCCCAGCCACCCTGCCTGTTTATACTCATCCAGCTCAGGATCATCAGGTAACTCGATCTCAGACGTGGAAAGCGATTCTTCGGGGTCGCGCATCGCGGCTGCTCCTCGCGTACGGAGGCGTCGAGTGCGTTGTCGGGCGCGAAACTCCGCCTCATACTGGACGGCCGAGGCATGTTGGGAGACTACCATCCCGATAGTCGCATCCGACATCTCTTTGTTGGTGTTTCCCCCAGTCCGTGGAGCGGGAGGATAGGTTTCCCGTATCGTCGAGTCGGCATACTGTTCCCAGTCGTTCATGGCATGACCTTTTCACGCCGTCGGCCATCAGAGGACATGACATTCGCATCCCGTGTCGGGACGGCCCACCGGTTGCCTTTGGGGGGTTTGGGGTGGTGGGACTCACGGTGTTGGGACTTCGCCATCGCCTTGCCCCACCACTTGTTGACTTTATTGAGATCAGGCATCACCGCTCCCGTGAGGGTTTCCAGCCAGTCTTTCTCAAGGTGCCGTATACGTAGGCTCGCGCTCGCTTAGAAGTCGTCGAGCCAAACTTCCGTCGTGCTTCACGTTTGAGATTACGCTCCAGCGCTTTCGGCATCAGCGCCGCTTGCCGCCACCGTTCATATTGCCCCCGCTCACGTTGCTCTTGGGCGTGGGGACTTTCCCGACGACCTTCCATGCGCTCGGTCGCGTCCGCGTCTGATACGCATAGGGCGCTTCCTTGGCTGGTTGCCGCTTGTTCTCTGCCACCACCCCGTAGTCCTCTGTGTGAGGCATTGCTTACCCTCCATTCATCCGTTTCAACAATCCCTCCATCCCGCCACGAGGTGGGACGGCCTGTTTCAATTCAGACATAAGATACACTTTATCCAGTTGGGCGCGAGCGACTTCAATCAGTCCATAGGCGAGAATTTTATTCCCCGCAGGCAGTTGGAAATCAATCTGTCCGTTGGGATGGAGTGTCACCGATAAGGTTACGCTCTTGCCTTCGGGCATCCCAGGGACTTGGGGTTTCTGGGTTTCAAACTCTTTTGCCACTTTATCCGACATGACGTGCCATCTCCTGTTTCATCCATGCTGGCATGGGTCGTGCCCGAAAGTTTCCTCGTGGGCCTCGCTTCTTAATACTCGCCCCCTCCGTGCCTCCAATTCCTTTGTCAGGATTGACTACTTCCGCTTCCCGCATCCCGTGTGAACGAAGATAGCGGAACTTCTCGCCTTTGGAGTCAAAGCGCCGTCCCATGTTCTGGTCGTCATACCCGCCTGTGGGACAGTAGACATCGGGCAAAATAGTCTTGCCGAGGTGGGAGGTATCGATGTCTTTCATGAAGAAGAAAGATTTGCTCATGAAGGAATGAATCCTTGACCTTTTTCTCCCGCTGCCGAAGAAATGATGTCCGCTCGATTCGGAGCCATCGCCACCCCATTGCCGTTCGTAGGTTGGGGTTTGCCGGTATAGCCTTGCAGGACTTGCTGGAGTCTGGGGTCAGTCACGGGAACCACTACCTTCTCAAGACGGGAGAGTCCATATTCGACGAAAAACTTGGTGTACTCCCGAATGATGGCTTCGGCTGAGAGGCGCTTGCCTTCCAACGCCAATCCTTGTGTCACGGTGGGTTCCATGAGGACGCGGACAAAGGACTCAAACTGCGCTCGGACGATCTCCAGATTGGGCTTCTGAATACTCCCCAACTCTAAGGCAAAGGTAAAGCGGGTGGATTTGAGCCGCTTCGCTCGCTCCTCATCAATCGGGGGATACCAGGAGGTCGTCTCCATCCCTGTTTCAGGGTTGGGAATCCCTGACTGTTGTAAGAGGTCGATTTCTGTTAGATCCTGGAACTGGGATTTTGCTCTCCAATACTTCGTCACGACCCGGTTGAAGAAATCTCCCACGACATTAGCTTCATCGGTGCGCCGAGTCTGCGATCCTCCCTGACCAATTTGGGCTTCGGTGGCCGTCTGGGCTGTAGTTAGGCCCGTCAACTGCGCACGGGTCAATCCCGTGATGAGAATAATGTAGTCCACACAGTAGTCCAGAAACCTGACAATCTCCGCGTTGAGTTGGTCCATGCTGACCACGGCAATCGCCGAATGGACATCTTCCTGATCGTCAATTTTGACAACCGCACCAATGGCAGGACTCAACAAGGCATTCATCCCGTCCTTTGATACCCGTGAATTCACCACCACTTTGGCGACGAATTTATCCAACTGTTCCAGCACGGTCGCAAAGGAGGAGTTGATGCGATCCAAGAGGGGACGACAGACCGAGAGGGCGGAAATTGGCCACAGCCGATGGCCATGCTTGTTGGGAGCTAACCATTCATATTGCCACCCCCCCACATCGTAGACGTTATGCTCATGCATGAGGGCTTTGGTGAGCGATTGGGTCTTGGCAAAGGTCAGCGTGGTAATGCCCGTAGGAGAGTCAGGATTCTTGTAGTGGACTTCCCAGACTTCAGCGGTTTGGAACTCTTCGATGAAGCTGTCGGGAATCCGCGCCTCTTCAATCGGATCGCCGGTTAAATCAAATTTGGCTTTGCTGTAGCGCCGGTCGCGCTTAATCTCCCCAATCGTGCGTCGGAAACATTGTCCAAGCCACAAGGCATCCGTGAGGTCGCGGGCGCGAGGGTCAATCGCCATGTCAAAGGGCGAGACCCATTGGAGATAAGGCGTCTCAGACCGAATGGTCATATCTTCTTGGACTTTTTCGGGGTCAGGCTCCTCGTCCTTCGGTTGCACTACCCCCATCGCTTCCATCGCGTTCTGGACTTGCTGCTTGATCCGCTCGCGGAAGGTCTTTCGGGTCTCGGATTTGGTGGGGAGAATATCAGGCCCAAACTCCGTCGCATAGCCGATTTTCACAAATCCGGCCCCTGGGACGACGCCATCAAACACAGCGAGTTGTCCGGTCTCCTTAAAGCGCAGGTCGGGGTCTCGAATGTCCCGATTCAAGAGTTCACTCACATAGAACGCATCATCAGCGGCTTGGTCATTACGGCTATCGGGGATGGCATTGACTCGCGGACGCTGATAGAACAGGGTGGGAAGGATCGTTCTCACAATCGGGTAGACGAGGTTGAGGGGAGCTGATGACAACCCTTCGAGGTCGTCTCGCGCCCCCTCTTCGAAGGCGTCGATATTCTGTCCCGCTCCAGACGTCTTCGGAGCCGAGCCAGGCTGTTGCTGTTGGTAGGTGCCAAACTCGCGGTCACGAAATTCCGCACCGAGTTCGACCTCCGCCCGCCACCGACGGAGTTCATCAGGAGTAATGGGTAACATTAGATCTTTTTGAAGCTCGCTTTCTTTCCTCGACTCGTGTGAAACGTCTCTTGGGAAATCATCCCTTTAGGCTGCTTCACCTTCCACGCAATCGTCTCCCGTTTGGGGATTTTGGGCATGGATTCCCGCAGAGCATCAGCCATTTGCCGTCTCGGCAGGTACTTGGGCAGCTTTCACCTGGTCAGCCAAGGCCAGAATCTGGAGCCGCAACGCCTCATTCTCCTTCAAGAGCGCAGAGAGCGTCGTCATCAGCCCGTCATACCCTCCTGTCGCTTGACGGAGTTTCATCCGCCCAATGATGAGGGTGGTCAGATCGCGCCCCTCAAACTTCAAGAGGCGAATGAGTTCCGGCCAAGTCTCGTCATCGACCACCACAGTCGAGGGCAAATTATTCAGCACCTCATTTACGTAAACCTGGGTCAACGCCATCAGGATTTGACCGGACCATGGACAATGATGCTCTCGGCCTGGGCGCGCTTGGCGGCCTCTCGATGGGCTGCCCGACGCGCCAATTCTCGTGCCCGGTCTTTCTCCGCTTGCGACTGTGCTTTCTCCGCCATCGTACCTCCTAACTGAAACTTAACTCAGGCACTCTCGTCCTCGTCCACCGAGGACGACGTGCCATCACATGGATTTCTTCCTTTTGCTGTTCCCGCTCAAACCAGGCCGCTGAGGTAAAGGGAATCTCGGTCGGGGTCGGATGGAGTTCCCCTGGTTGTTTGAGTTGCAGATGATAGGCCAGAGAATCGACCAAATCGTCCTTGGCACTATGAGGGAATTGGATCATTTGGTAGGCAAGTTTACTCCAATCGCCTGTGAGGGTTTCGACACTCGTTCCTGGAAACCGAATGGCTCCACGTTCATGCCACGGTTGTAAGCCTTGAATCCTTTGTTCTTTATTTCCTTGGGTAATCCCAGAGAATTCCACAATCGAAAAGGGTTTCCAATTCGGGTTAGGGCGGAGTTCGGTCAATCGGTTCTCCAGCGCGGATTTAAACATCCGTTGGAAGGCGTTGGTTTCCAACCCGACTTTGCGAAACGTCCAATAGGCGTGAAGCGAAAAGAGTTCTTCAATCTGTTGGTCGGGGGTGAGACGTCCTGCCACGGCATCCAAGAGAAACATCGTATGCTCATGATCCGTGCCGACCACGGTAATCGCGGCGTCATCCCCATGATCGGAAGTCGGGGGAGGAATCGCGTCGAGTACGGCGGTGATATAGAGCGTCTGCACCCAGGTCTTAAACGCCTCGGTCTTGGCAGGGTTATAGAAGCGAAAGTCGGAGAGCTGAAAGGTCGCCGTCTCATCGTCGGTGGGAGCATTCTGATACAGTACCGAATACTTATAACTCCCTTGAATCCGTCGCTGCTCCGCAAGGAACTCCTTGGTCAGCGTGCCGTTCTCAGAAAATGGGTAGCTCCCATTCTCTTCCGCTGCGCGAATCAACGTCGCAATGGGTGCTCCCTGTTTCTGTTCCTCTAAGAGCCGTCCATAGAGATCGCCAAAGTGCCAGCGTGTCCCGACCACCAAGACCTCGCCCCCTGGTTTGAGCAGGGAACGCGAGGCCCGATAGCATTCAATGACCTTGTCCAGTTGCTCTTTGGTCGTGACGTTCTCAGCGGAGACGATGTCATCCAGAATAATCAGGTCATAGTGCGCGCCGACCTTGCCGGTTTCAATCCCTGCGGTATCCACTGAGGGTTCGGCATGGGCCGTTGAGCGTGACGAGACGACAATCGCCGCTTGGTTCCAGACCCCCTTCTTGGGATCGGATTCCCAGGGGCCATATACTTCTCGGAACTTGGAGGTCGCATTGAGTCCGAGGATGTGATTCTTGATGTCATTGAGAAATCCCTCGGCTTTGGCGTTAGAGTGGGAATAGATCAAAATTCTCAGATCGTCTTGTCGGACTAACCTCCAGAGCGAATAGCCAATCGTACACAGCGAGGATTTGAAACTATAGCGCGGCATGAGAATGAGCTTCGTCTTGGTCTGGTCATGCTGAAGAAATTCACAGAGTTGGTGATGGGGAGGAATGAGGTCATGGAAACCCAAGACCTCTTGGCAGAACAGGAATAAATTCCGCCCATAGGTGGTAAAGGTCTGCACCTGCTGTGTCTGCTTAGCGGTCAACATCGTCAGCAGATTCCTCAATGCTCTCCCAATTTTGGTGGGCGCGTAGAGTGGGGGTCAAAGAATAAGTCTCATAGTGGTTGGCGGTGGGGTGGGTACTCCCCGACATTTATTCACCAGACATCTGTTCTACCATTCCCTACCACCTCCCAAGCACACAATGTCCTATAATATCCAATTAGTTAAATAGGAGTTTGTCTGTAAGTCTAGCTGCGCTAGTGTGTTGTGTCGGAGTAGTAGACGCCTGTTCCATTCCCTAGTACTACAGTAGTACTACAGGTAGTAGTTAGTTATTGCCCAGTGCCTTGCTGACTTCTTTACGGATGGCGTCCTTTTGTACTTCTTCGAGATGGGTGACTTCCTGCTTTTCCTTCCATTCCCCAGAGAGTTGAGCTAAGACTTTCAACCCTTCCCGGTGATCGCCCATCTTTTGGGTGTCCTTGCACGTCTTGATGTTCCATTCCATCTCAGCTTTAAGCCTATCTAATCCCCAATGTTCACTAATCGCTTCCATCACGTTACTATTTGTTACAGTCTCATGCGCTCTTACCCTAGCGGCCTGCCGACTCCCACAGCCTGGGTGACTCTGCATATAGGCCTCAGTACCATTGCCAAACGCAGGATCGGCAGGATCGGTGTAATGCTTAATAAATGCTTCCTGGGTAGGCTTGAGGCGGTGCCGAGGAACCTTTCGGGAAGGGAGAGACGGCGGAAGCGTTTGCGGGGAGGAAACAACGTCCTGAGCCATGTAACCTCACACGGTGACGCGCTCAGGATGCCTGAGGCAGGATGAAGCGGTACTTAGAATATAGTAGATAATCGGGCAACTTGTCAAACAAAATCTTTGCAGTCTGCCGTCCCTGA